ACCCGCGTCTGGACCCTCATGTAAGAGCCGGTGGCGTGCGCGCCGGTCGTAGCCGTCGTGGGGACGTGGGGCGGACGCACCTCTCCGTCAATGCGGACGGGGACGGTGATGCGCATATACCCGCCGATGAATGCAGCGGCCGCACGGCCTGTTGCAACGCCCTCTGCCTGGATGATATAAACGATCTCGTCCAGGTGGGAGCGGAGGTTCTTGTAGAAGTTCACGCGCTCCAGGACGCGCTGGTAGCGGTCGGAATCGGTGTCCTCCTTGCTGACGTCGATGGAGAGGCGGAAGTGGTACGGGTCGCCGCCGTACTCAAACCATTCGCTTACCCGCACCTCCGGGAAGATGGCGGAGATGGCCAGCTCGACGGCGGCCTTGGTGCCGAGCATCCGATGGACGCGCCAGCTGTCTTTTAACGTCCGGCGCTTTTCCTCCAGGGTGTAGTCCGCATCCCACCAGTCCACCTTGAAGTCATAGGCCAGGATGTCCAGCAGCTCCTCCGGGAGTTCGTCGATGCGCGGGTAGATGGCCAGGCGCTGGATCTCCTCGGGGCGCTGGGCCAGCACCTGGGCGACAGAGGCGGCCAGGGCCGCCATGCTCTCGTCGTTCCGCAAGACCTCCGGGAGCGCCCGGAGGAGGTTTTCGGCGGTCAGGGCGTGCGCGCTATTCATCCTCATACCCCCCATTCGTGGCGGTGATGTCGCCTACCGTCGCCACCTGGGGCGTGTCCTTGTTGCTCCCGTCCTTGAGGACGGTAAAGGTGGGAGAGGTAAGGTCCACCCGCTTGATGCCGGTCTGCATGAGCAGGCCGATCAGGTAGGAGGGGTTGATGTCCCGCCCCAGCTTGCCGCACTGCCAGGCCACATACTGCTTCACCGCCGCGTCTACGGCGGCCTCGATCTCCGCCGAGCTGACGGAGGCGTCGCTGGGGATGTAGTAGGTGAAGGAGATGTCGTATTCCACCGCATCGGGGTCTTTGACAGAAACCAGGTCTGTCAGCGGGCGCACCGTGTCCGCGCTGCAGGCGGCAAGCACCGCGTTCTTGACCTCCGTCTGGGCGATGGTGCCGTCATCCATGAGCACATACAGGTCCACCGTCCCGGCGACGGGGGAGTTGGCCACCACGTCGGCGATCTCCGTAGAGACGCGCTTGGCGATGTAGACATACCCGCCCTGGGGACCGGCGGTGGAGTAGGCGTCCATGCTGGCCCGCATGAGCTCGTAGAACTCGTCATCGGTGGCCTCGTCCGAGCCGCTGTCGCTTGCGGTGGTGTTCTCGCAGCGGCTGTAATAGTCAAACAGGTCGATGATGGTGTTGATCTGTCCCACGGCGTAGTCGTTGCCCACCACGCCCGGCGTCTGGCATCGGATCTGGACGTCGGCATAGGTGTCGCCGATGTCCACGTAGACATCCTCGACCGTCTCCCAGACAAGGGTGCTGCTGGAGTCGGTGACGCGGGTGCCGGCCGGGATCAGGATGGCCGTGGCCTGGGCCTCGGAAATATAAAACCGCTCGTTGCACACGGCGGGCTGCGCCGCCGGCCGCTCCGAGACATAGAACAGCTCCCCCAGAGCGTCCAGGTTTTCCCCGGATGCCCTGGAGGGGATGTTTTGATTTCCTGTGTAGTTGTTCTGGACACGCTCCTGGATGATGATGTCCGCCACCCACTGGATAAACAGCTTTTCCGGGCTGGCCGGCTGCACGCTGACGCCGGTGATTTTCTCATAGCCGGAAACCAGGGCGGAGACAAGGGCGTTTGTGTCCGTGCTGATGAACTGGTACTGCGTGTTTCTACTCATTGATCTCCACCTCCACAGTCGGGATGACCCTGCCCGGAATGCTGGCGTCCTCGTCGAACAGCACCCGGACAAAGGTCGCCCTGGGCTCAAACTTCTCGATGGCCTCCTTGACCTCCGACACGATCATGGGCCGGGCGATGTGGGTGGGCTTATCGAGGAAGCGCATGGGCAGGCCAAACTCCCGGTAGAGCGGAACTGTGCCCTGCCGGGTGGAGAGGAGGATGGCGATGTTCTGAAGCACCGACGAAACCGTGTCCTGTTCGTTCAGCTTGACGGTGCCGACATCGACAGCTGATACCTTGTAGGTCATGCCGCACCCCCTAAATGTACTCCTGGAGGGTGAGCGAAATGGTGGCGCTCGTGATGTCCCCCCGTTTGTCGAATGTCTGGGCTTTCATCTTATGGCTTTTGATGGACCATCGGTATTTGCCGTAGGCGTGGGTGCCGATGGTCAGCGGGACGGCGGTGCCGCTCCGCTCGTAGTTCCAAATCTTCACGACCTCCGTCATCGGGTCGACGCCCAGATAGGCCGACACAAAGATGTCGAAGGTGATGCCGTCCGGGTCGAGCCCGGTAAACTCGGTCAGCGCGTGGGTGAGGTGCCGCTGGTGCGTGCTGTACCGGGCGGAGCCAGACCAGGTGAAGCTGGTGATTGTCTCCACAACGCTGTCAGAAACGGAGAACACGACCTCTCCGAGCGTCCCGATCTGCATTTATATCCCCCCCAGAATAAAGCCGTCTCCGTTGAACACCGGGAGATAGAGCACCAGCACCTGGTCGTTGACCTTCGGCATCCACGGCTTGATAATCAGGTCGTGCTTGTGGCTTGCGAAGGAGGCATCGCCGGAGCCGCCGGATTCAAACTCCGTCCGCTGCGGGACGTTGTAATCGGGAATGAATGGCGGCGTAGCCAGCACGCAGAGCCAGCCAGAGGTGTGCCCTGTCTCCTTGAGAATGACGCGGGCTCTCCGCTTGCCGTTGTCCACGTCGCTGACTGTGCCGAGCTGCACCAAGCGGGAAAGGATTTTTTCTGAGTCCATCAATATCCCTCCAGAATGCGACGGAGGACCGTCTGCGTCGTGTAGCCGGAGCTGCCCAGGGAGTGCTTCGACTGCTTGATGATATATTTCCCGTCCCACGCGCCCCACCCCTCCAGCGTGGCCGTGACGCCGGCCACCTTGGAGGGGTCCCCGGGGAAGGTGAATGTCGCGGTGCGGGAATACTTGTTATGGAGGCGGAGTTGCTTGGCCGCCAGCGTCTGCGCTTCGGCGATGCTGGCTACCTTGGCCGTCACCTCCAGCTGCTGATTGTTCTTGGAGTCCGCCTTGTAGTCTTCGGCGTAGGCGGTGCCCTCGATGACCCGGCCCGTGGCGGGGTCGGCATAGCGGACGCGGCAGGACGTGTACTTGGTGTCCGCCGTGCCGACAGACAGGTCATACTTGGTGTAGCTCCCGCTGCCCCGCTTCACGGTGAAGGTCGGGTCCTTGGCCTCATAGTCAGCCTGGTCGAACAGCACCAGGATGTTGTTCGTGGCCTTGAGGGAGATCCCGGCGTCGTGGCAGAGCTGGGACAGGAATTTGATGTCGCTCACCTTGTACTGCTCCACCCGCTCATAATAGGGGTCGCTGGCGGATTCGTAGAGACAGGCCATGCCGTTGGCGCCGGCCATTTCCTGGGCGATGCCGGAGAGGGTGTAGGCCTCCCACGCCTTGGTCTTTTCGGTCTGCCGGATCTGCGCGTTGAAGGGCAGCGATGTGGCCTTGATGGTGATGGTGGCCGGCGGCCCGGACGCCTTGATGCTGTCGAGCTCAAATTGCCCGCAGTCCAGAACGGCATCCTTGCCGTCGTTGTTCCAGTTTTCCCGGACGAAGACCGCCTGGATGGCGAGGCCGGTGGTGGCGGAGGCCTCGGAACTCTCTTCCGCCTGGCCCCCGCCGACCTCCTGGATGTACTGGGCGCTGACGTAGGCTGTCTTTCCGCTGTACTGGATAGTGGCCCAGCCGTTGGAGATCCCCGTTACGGAAACCTCCGTGCCATAGGGCAGCGCCCCGAGCTTCCCGTAGCTCGTTCCAGGGCCTGTGCGGACGTTTAGGCCGATAGAGGGCGTCACCTTGTAGGTCTTTGCTTCCGCCTCTCCTGCGCCCTCTGCGGGGGCGGAGGAGGCCGCTGCCTGGATGGCGTCGTTCAGCCACTTCTCCAGCCAAATGCTGTCCCTGTCCTGGAGCTTGATTTGCAGGTCGTCCGCCTCGTCCTCCTCGTTGTCGGTGTAGGTCAGCGACAGCAGGTAGGGGCGGATGGATGATGTGATGTCGGTGCCGCCGAAGACGACCTCCGCCGTGGTGCGGCGGGCCTGATTCCGGTCGCTCATCCCGCCACCTGCTTCCAGGGCGGCAGAGAGCTGGACACCGGCTCCACGGCGTCGGGGATCGTGAGGACGATTCCGGCCGGGAAGGTGTAGTACTCCCGGTACTGCTGATTGGCATTCATCAGCTGGTCGGTGTAGTCAACGCTCCCCATCTGCTGGAATGCGATGCTGTCCCACATATCCCCCTGGGTGGTGGTGTACGTTCTCATGTGTAAGCCCTCCTCGCTGCGTCGACGCCGGCCTCCTGCAAGACCTCCAGGATCAGCTCGCGCATATCCTCGTCGTGGGCCGCCAGGATGGCCTCCAGCTCGGCGGCATTGGTGACGCCGGCAAGGTCGTACTGGGGCTCGAAGTAGATCACGATGGAGCCGCCCCCGCCGCCCGCTCCGCTCTCCGCGGAGATGGCGTTGCCGGCCTGATAGGAGGCCAGGTACGCCATGAGCTGCGGGGCGATGCCCACGGCCTGGATCTCCTCGGCGGAGAAAGCCTCGACACCGGCGCCGGCCATGCCGGACATAGCCTCGGCCACGTCCGGCTGCAGGGCCTCGGTTTCCTTGATGTAGCCCGCCCAGGTCATGTCGGCCTTTTCCTCCATGACGCGGGAAGGGCTGTGGATCTCCAGCTTGGCGTCGATGGCGTCAATGGCTGCCTGGGCAATCCGTGAGTAGGCGGCCTGCACCTGGGGCAGCATTCCCTCCGCGCCGGACACAAAGCCCTGGATGGTAGCTTTGCCACTCTCCGCAGCTTCCGTGCCGAGATCCATTGCCTCGATATCGGCAGCAAGCTCGGCTTGCAGTTCGTCCATAGTGGCTGTGAAGTCGGTCTTGAGGTCAGCCACACTGCCGGCGGCTGCTTCCTGCTCGGTCTGCAAGGTCTGCCAGTTGGCGACCATCGTCGCCAGCTGCTCGTCGGTGGCTCCTGCCATGCCGGCAATCGCGT